TTAAGGCATACAAAGCGAAACGTTTTAACTAATCAATATGAAGATCTTATTTGCCCTATTCCTAACGGCCATTACATTCACCGCAACAGCCCAAGACATTAAACTCAGGCTACCCTCAGGTCACCAAGCCACAGTCACAGCCAATCAATACACGATAGAGGCCCAAACATCAGAAGACAATGTAAACCAGGTATACCAAGAGGTACGCCGGATCCTGAAATTAGCCAAACCGAAAGGTTTCAGAATCTACGATATATACATTGTAACCCCCCAGGGTACATATTACGCCAATTACTCCATGCAAAAGAAAATCAGCAGGATGTGATCTTACTTAATTTCCCACGGAGACAACAAGCGGACAATATGAGTGCAGGAAGACCCCCTTTATACGAAACACCTGACGAACTACAAGATAAGATAGATCTATACTTTCAGGAAGGCATAGAGACAAAGACTGTAGTCATAGGCCCCCCAAACAACCGATCAACAATAGAAATAGAGGTTCCAACAATTACAGGTCTATGCTATTTCTTAGGCTTTGAAAGCAGACAGTCATTTTATGCCTATGAGAAAAAGCCGGAATTTAGTTACACTATTAAAAAGGCTCGTCTTTTCATTGAAAAACATTATGAAGAGATGCTTCAAACCGGGAATACTACTGGGGCTATATTCGCTCTAAAGAACTTTGATTGGTCCGACAAACAGGAAATAGACCAGAAAACCACCTTTGAGGATAAGCGCCTGGATCTTTCAAAACTAACGGATGAAGAACTACGAACACTTGCTGAAATCCAACGTAAGAGCGGAACTAGCGAGGCGGAAGTTTAGGGACTTCATCACCTACACCAAGCCTGACTATCAATTTAACTGGCATCACATAAAGCTATGTGATAAACTAGAGCAGTTCGCAAAAGGCACCATACGAAAGTTAATGGTATGGATGCCACCGCAACACGGCAAAAGCCAGCTTTGTACCCGTCACTTCCCGGCTTTCCTACTTGGTATTCGACCTAAAACAAAAATTGCGGTTTGCTCTTACTCCGCTACCTTAGCTCAATCCTTCAACCGGGACATACAACGGATCATCGACGACATACCTTACCATGATGTCTTCCCAGATACGGTATTAAGTGAATCCAACGTAACCACGGATGCGCACGGCAGTTACCTCCGCAATGCAGACATATTCGAAACGGTAGAGCATAGGGGTTTTGTTAAGACTGTAGGGGTAGGGGGATCCCTCACAGGAACTCCAATAGACGTGGGAATCATAGACGACCCATTCAAAGATCGAGAGGAAGCAATGTCCATCCGGATTCGGGACAAAGTCTATTCTTGGTTTACTGACGTATTCAGGACCAGGTTGCACAATGATTCACAAGAGCTTATTATCATGACCCGATGGGATGAGGACGACCTATGCGGTAGGATTCTTAAAACAGAATCAGACTGGGAAGTGGTTGTTTTCCAGGCGATCAAGGAACGTGATATACCCGGCGACCCCCGGCAAATAGGGCAGGCTCTTTGGCCGGAAAGGCACAGTGTAGAGCGATTAAACGCAATACGCGATACCTCATCCTTTACCTTTTCGTCTCTTTACCAGCAGGAGCCTAAGCCATCCACCGAGGCACTGGTATTCCCGGAATGGTCAGAATATGAAGATGAGCCTGATTTTCAGCCTTTATATGGACTTGACTTTGGGTTTTCAAACGACCCTAGCGCCTTACTTCAAGTAAAGATTCATAAGGATAGTATGTACTTGCGGGAGATGCTTTATACAAAAGGGCTTACTGTACCCGAGTTGGACCAGGCAATGCAATTCAAGATGCCCAAGTATTCCCGTATCAGTGCTGATGCTGCCGACCCAAGGACCATTGCAGACTTGAAGAATAGAGGATGGTCAAACATAACACCATCCTTAAAAGGCCCGGATTCCGTTATAAACGGTATTAACTGGATCAAGGGATTCAAACTATTTATCCACAAGGACAGCCACAATCTAAAGAATGAACTCCTAAACTATCAATGGTTGATGTATGGAGGTAAGCCCACCAATATCCCCATTGACAGCCATAACCATTTAATTGATGCCGGTAGGTATACTAAATCGATCCATAGAACATCAGGAGGACTCCATGTATCATTCCACAAGCAAAGATAATTCTGACTAAATATTTAGTTAATAACCAAATTCCCGGAACAGTATTTTAAGAAACGAAATAATATTTTGTATGAAGTTCAAGCTAAACGGAAAACCCCTCAATATACCCACTTCCTGGGATGAGGTAACTTATGGCCAGTACCTACAAATGATCAAACTGGAAAAGGATGACCCGGCGGCTGTGATTGGAATACTCACCGGGATAGAGCCTGCTGTTGTCCGAAAGGCTCAGATTGTTGGACTGGAACAGATATTAATTGCGGTTCGATTACTCAGGACGGAAAGCCCGGACTTCTCAGATAAGGTAACTAAGGTCGGTAAGTACGTTATCCCGGTGAACGGCAACGGGGAGTTTAATATCAAGTTCGAAAGCCTCGAGCAGTTTGAAGATATGCGGTCGGTCATGCTGAAGACGGCCAATAACCCTAAGTCGATAATAGAATCCTATGGGGAATACGTCGCGATATACCTGCAGAAGTTCAGGGATGGGGTTTATGATGCGGTTAAAGCTGAGGCGATGATTGAAGCAGAAATAAAAGCTATGCCGGCAAAGGAGGTGCTTGCGGCAGGAACTTTTTTTTTAGTCAAGCTACTGAATTTATTGCCTGGCACCGCAGCCAGCTCCCTCCCTACGAACCCACCCCCGAACAAAGTAATTGGGAAGCGTTCCAAGAAAAATTCAAAGGGTCGTACTCGGCGGTAGATCGAGTTTCCCGAACCCTGAATATCCCAGAGGATGACCTTTATACTAAGTGGTCGGCACAAAGATTCTGGTTTAAACAGATATATTTAGCCTGGGAAAGTCACTACCAAGCAGAGGATAATAAGCGAATTATGAAAGGAAAATAATATATTTGATACCATGAGTCACCGTAGCGTCAGGCTATTCATCGAGAACACCGCTAAATCCCTGGCGGATAATATCAATTTTACCTACGCCCGGACCTCAGACTTCAATGTCATCCGGGATAAGAAATTCCCATACATTGTTCTGGATCCGCTTACTGCTACCCCGGCATATTCTGTGGATGGAGTGTCGAATTACAGTAAAGCCTGGACGTGCAATATGGCTTTCTATCAACTGGACACGTCCGGTTCCACAGGCGAACAGTACGCAAAAATCCTGGATGATATGGACCTTTTGGTGGATAGGTTTATCAACAAACTAAACACGTATTCCACCCTTTCGGACAGCGTGTTGATTGAGTCCATCTCCCAACAGCCTTTTATAAAAGCCACGGCCGATATATTGACGGGGTACTTTTTAACCTTTACTTTAGTGGTTGCTGATGACTTTGAGTATTGCGATATTGATTGCCGAATAGAATCGAATGACTGCTGAACTGATCAGGATATTAGACCAGTATGGTAAATCTACCGTAGAACAGATACGGGACAATCTTTCATCGACAGGCACCAACGCAACCGGTAAAACCTCTCGATCTCTACAATACGAAGTTAAGCAACAAGGAACTAAAGCAGTCCTTCGGATTACTGGCAAGCCGTTTATGGCTGTAGTTGAAACCGGAAGACGGGCCACACCCGAATATACCAAGCCCTCGACTCAGTTTGTTGCGGCTATACGAGAATGGCTTAAAGCTAAAGGAAAATCGGAAGGGTCTGCTTATGGTATTGCTAAGTCCATCCATCAAAAGGGGACTAAGCTGCATCGTGATGGGGGACGTAAGGACATCATTAGTAATGTGGTGAACGAGTCTTTAATCGATAAGATAAGCCAGGATTTACTCAAGGAGTTTGCGGAAGAGTTTCTCAATAACGTAGTCATAAAAACATTCAAAGATGCTGACCGTAATACGTAGGCCGCAGGGCCATTCAATAGGGACTACTGCCGTGGTGGCTACCGTTGCGGAGGCTTACGGTGCCGGAGATGTTTCGTTTATTAAAGTGGGACATGGCTTATCGGATGGTGACTTTATATACGTCACCTCCAACATCGGGGATTACAATGGCTTTTGGTATGTGGACGTGATCACCGGGGACAACTTCAAACTAAAGGCATCGGAGAATAGCGACTTTTTACAATGGGTGGCCAATGGCACCATAACCTATTACGAGAGTGATCTTACGCATGGGTGGTCCTGTGTACACCTGCCGATCGTATACCAACTGGAAAGCAATCTATGGCCTGTCAATAGCTCAGATACAGCCAGAACAGTCTCTAGTTTTACCGATGCCAATGGATATGTGAACCTTAACTTATCGGGAGCCTTAAAAGGGACGGTTCAGGATTTGGACTACGTTAAGATTTCCGGGGCCGCCGATGATGATTTGAATGGAGTGTTTCAAATCACTGATGCAGTAAGTACCTCAGATATAACCATTAATTTAGCTTACGATTCAGGGTATAGTTTTGCTGGGGCCACGGTCCAGTACTACTACAATAACTATCATGTACGGGTAAAGGTGTTCGGGGGACTGGCAGAGGATCACGCATGGGAGTTTCAGAAGCCTTTTGTTGAACTGGCTGAATTGAAATTAACCCCAGATAGCAATAATCAAATCATATTTTCAGTACACGAGATATTGAAATCTCAGATCAACACCCGCAACAATCTGCTTTTAAACACCCTGCCGTTAAACCTGGATTTCTTCACTTCCTTTTATATCTCATACGCTGAAAGCTACGATACATCGGACGGTTCTGAGGTCAGCACATTTGTAAGTTCATACACTTCTGATTTGTCAGACTTTATGGGGTATGCATCAAATTCTAAATTAGATTTTAAAAACATACACTCAGGATTTCTAACAGACTATATAATGAATAAAAGCACTGCCAAGTTTCTTACGCTATTCTCAATACCTGTTTTATTTACATGTGGCGAAGATTCATCGAGTTGTTATCAGGATATTAGTGTTTTAATTAATAAAAATACAGTAGGAGAATTTATACAAAATCCTGGATTTGATGGTAGTATATTACCTTGGCAAAATCAGGGATCTGGACAAACATGGTCATATGTGTCTGGATCAGTTCGTGTAAACCTTACATCCTCTAACACATTATCAAAGCAATTAGTGCAGACCTTTAGTATTAAGCCCCCTGGTAATTATATTTTTTCTATGGAGTCTCAAATCGTTAGCTGGGCTACTTCTCCAGGTAATCAGCAAACTGATGTATCAGTAGATGCGTATAACAATGGGGTATTTGTTGGCACTATAATGAGTTTCCAACTTAACAGTATAATAGCCGTTACAAATCAACAATCTTCGGATGTGCCCGACTCGTTTGATTCTATAGTCATAACATTTGAGAATGTAGGGACCGACACTGATTATATGGCCGCGATTTATTCATTAAATGGTGAGGGGAATTTCTCATTCTCACTTCGAACGAGGCTATATAATAATGGTGATATTCAAAGTGAAACAACAGAGCCTATTGAAGATAGTGGAAATGGAATTTACCGATTACCAATTGAACACCCTGGTTGTGAATATGACCTTGTTAAACTGACCATAATGTCAGGTTCATTACAAATGAGCGAGGAAAAGACATTTATAGTAGACTGTAATTGTGATCATCAAAATATATATCTTACTTGGCTCAACAACTTAGGAGGCTTTGATTATTGGAACTTCACCGCTAAGAAGGATTACCAAGTCGAAATACAGGAGTCAGGCGTCACGCGCCAAAACATTTTCCCGACATGGCCTCATTCTTACGGCACTTTTGCGGATACGATTCGAAAGCAGACTTATCGTGTAAGTAATAAATTTATCACGGTGAGAAGTCAACACGTAACACAGGCCCAACTGGACGCCATCAGTTACATTAAATCTTCTGTCTTGGTTCAGATCGTCACATCCCGGCAGGACCGCAGGACTGTGATTGTAGACGCTGACTCATTTATGAAGTACCGGGATCGAGACGATACGTATTCAATTGCTTTCAATATTTACTTCACTGACGACATACCTTCTCAAACAGTATGATGATCAGAACCCAAAATGGTTATTTAGATTATGATGGTGATATAGAAATAGAACGCCAGGTATTGTTATTTGAGGATTTGGAAGAAACAAGGGGCGATTTCTCTTATAGTTTCTCTGTTC